GATGGATCAGCACTCAAGAAGATTACTAGCGCCGGTAGTGCAAGCACATATACACTGGCTGGTACAGCATCTACTATCTATAGCCTTACAACTAACGGTACGCAGTACTTCTTTGTCAACGGTTCGACAGTCCATCGAGGTAATATCTCTGGATCTACTAGCGATACCGAGATCTACACAGCATCTAGCACTACTCGTGCCACTATCCGCTATGTAAAGCAGCGCCTTATTGTCGCCATCGGTCCTGCTATCTATGAATTAAATCCAAATGCTAGTGCATCTACTGCACTACCTACTGCCTTGTATACCCATCCGAACTCATCTTGGGTCTGGTCTAGCATCTCTGAAGGACCACAGGCTATCTACATCTCAGGGTATGATCCTAATGGAACATCATCATCTGTCTTTAAGATCATTCTTGATCCAACAACTCCTAACTCTCTAGGCTTTCCAACACTAGAAACACCTACCGTTATTATTGATCTGCCTACTGGTGAACGCATCAATGACTTCGATGTCTACCTTGGTACCTATGCAATCCTTGCAACCAGTGCTGGCTTTAGAGTCGGCGTTTCTGATGCAACTGGAGATATCCAGTATGGACCGCTGCTCTTTAGAGATGCTGCCTGTACCGCTATTGCTTTCAAAGATAGTTATGCCTACATTGCAACCCTTGTAGATGGCGAAGCAGGGCTAGTCCGTACTGATCTATCCACAACTGTTATCGCTAGCGCTCTGTATTTTCCTTGGGCGTGGGATCTTGTTGCTGATGGAACCAGCGCAACTGCATCTCAGGTTGCCTTCTTTGGTAACTCAGATAGAGCAGCCTTTGCTACAGGAAACACTGTTTATGCTGAGTCTACAACCTTGGTGTCAGAAGGCTACCTACGTACCGGTTATATCCGCTACAACACATTAGAGACTAAGATCTACAAACTGTTACAAGCTCGTATTGATACAACCAACGGTGGCTTTAGCATTGAATCAATAGATTCAAGAGATACCTCATACAGCATCGGTACCTTCTCACAAGGAGCACCAGTACCAGAGATCAACGTCAACTACCCAACTACTTCACAAGAGTATCTTGGCTTTAAGTTTACTATGTCTAGATCAAGTACTGACACTACCAAGGGTCCACTCTTTACTGGCTACCAGTTAAAATCATTGCCTGCAGTTCCGCGTCAGCGCCTGATCCAATACCCAGTCTTCTGCTATGACCACGAGAGCGACAAGTTCAGCAACGAAGTGGGCTATGAAGGATCTGCCTATCAGCGTATGTCTCAACTAGAAGCTATTGAAAACGTTGGTGACACTATCCGTGTCCAGGACTTTAGAACTGGTGAGGAATACCTAGGCATCATCGAAGAGATGGACTTTATGAATAAGACTCCAGAGGATAAAAGGTTCTCTGGATTTGGCGGCACACTTCTAGTCACAATTAGGACAATCTAATGCAGGCACAAGACTATGCAACGGTAGCTGTTGCAGTAGTAACCATCATCGGTGGCTTTGCTGCTGCAGTCAGATGGCTAGTAAAGCATTACCTCAATGAACTCAAGCCCAACTCTGGTAGTTCACTCAAAGATTCAGTCATCCGTTTAGAAGAGAAGGTAGAGATCCTCTACCAGATCCTGATACAGAAGAAGGAACTATGATCCCATTAGCAAAGAAGGCTACCCCTGCTGCTATCGCAGTGCTACGTCAAGCAACTGCACACTGGCCAAAGCGCAACAAGGCATCAGATGGATTGCTACCTAGCGCAGCACACGTACATCAGAACCCTAACTCAGATCACAACTCAGGATTTGCAGTAGATCTGACTACTGATCCAGGACAGGGCGTTGCTTGTGCAGTGATCTACCTAGAGCTACAGAAAGATCCACGAGTTAAGTACCTGATATTCAAGGGAAAGATCTGGTCTGCAGAAAAGGGTGAACGCAAGTACACCGGTAGTAACCCACACAACAAGCACCTACATATTTCCATCAAGGAAGAGTGCGGTAACGACACTTCGCCTTGGTTCCCTTGGCTGCCCCAGCCAAAGGCCATCAACAAAGTAAAGGCAGCAGTTAAGCCTCTACCTAAGAAGAAGGAAAACAAATGAAAATAAACGCAAAGATGAAATCAATGCTCGCAACATATCTTCGTGCAGGAGTAGCGTCAGTAATTGCGCTATACCTTGCAGGAGTTACAGATCCAAAGGCTCTAGCATCAGCAGGTATCGCTGCTATTGCAGGTCCACTGCTCAAGGCACTTGACCCAAAGAATACAGAGTTTGGACGTGGGTCTAAGTAATTAGCCCATAAGCGCGAGGCAATGGCCCCCTGCTCAGGAGAAATCCTGGGTGGGGGGCTTCTTTTTTTTATGCCTGAAAAGAACGAAACCCCTACAGGCCGCGAAGTCTGTAGAGGTTTAGTCCAGCACTCGTGGGTACTACATTTCCCCACTGCTATTAAAGTATCAGAATCCTTCTGGATTGTCTACGGGGCAAGGGATTGTTATCAGATTTCCACAGTTGGCACAGGTTCCGTCGAGATGCCACCAAGCTATGTCGTAATCCTCAAAGGCCGCTAGGATATTGAACATAGTGCAGCCACAGGTACAGGCGTGGACGGGGCCTAAGCCTCTCAGATCGGCTCCAAAAGGCTCAGGAAGGGTATTTCTGCGCCATCGTAAAGATGGCAGGGAGAGTAGACGGAGCCGCATAGTGTCGGGCCTCCCTACTCCTCGGCCCGATAAGGGCCGCTGTACTGTTATTCGCCTACGGCTCATATTGTACACACTGCCTGGTAGGAGTGTGTCTTGCGACACGCCGTGATATGATCTGCCAATGACAACTCTGGTAGGTATCCAAGGATCTGATTTCGTAGTGATGGCAGCTGACTCGCAGATCACCGATAACGATCAGCGCATCATATCTACGCAGACTCCGAAGATCGTTCACGTGGGCGACTACCTGCTAGGTATCACGGGCGACTCACGTCCTGGAGATATCCTCGCCTATAATTGGAAACCACCAACGTATAAGAACTACGATCCTGTGGACTGGATGGGTAAGCGAGTACTGCCTAGTATCTACGCTGCCTTTAAGGATAATGGATACGAGCCATCCGATAAGGAATCGAGCTACGCCTACCTCATCGCCTTCGATGGAAACTTATTTTCTATTGGATCAGATCTATCCTTCAACGCTAGTGAGCGTGGACTCTTCTCAGCCGGTAGCGGTGGAGCATTTGCCTTGGGCTATCTCTACTCGCTCAAGCCAGGATCGTATAAGTCTCTGCTGATGTCCAAGGTGGTAGCAGAACGCGCAATAAAGATCGCGTCGGTACTTGACGTGAATACCTGTCCTCCGATTCAATTAGTTACTCAAGAGAAGGGATAGATAAATGCTCGGATTTTTATTTGGTTTGCTTATTGGCTTCGTCTGCGCTTATGCTTTAGATGCGTTTCTACAGTATACGGATAAGCGATAATGGAAAAGACTCTTAAGTATGCGATAGAAGAAGCACTACAGTCTGGTCGCAGATCAGCAAAACCAGTCTTTATGGAGATAGAACTGCGTGAGCAGATCGCACAACAGTTAGAAGCAGCCAACTATCCAGGTGCTGCATTTATCGTAAGGAACCCGCAATGATTACAGATCCAAAAGAACTGCTACTGACAGTACTCCACGCTAAGGATGCCTCTCGTGATCGCAGTACTCAGACACAGGTAGGTCCATCAGAGATAGGTGGTTGCCGTCGTAAGGTCTGGTACCGATTGAACGGACAACCAGAGACTAACGATAACCAGTCCAAGCTGGCAGCAATTATGGGTACTGCTATCCACGCTGCAATCGAAGAGGCTATCGGTCACTTAGATCCAGATGGCAAGGACTACCTAGTAGAGACTGCAGTAGAACACGGTGATATGAAAGCACACGTGGATCTATTCATACCTAGCACCGGCGCAGTTGTGGACTGGAAGACAAGTAAGGTTAAGAACCTTTCATACTTTCCGTCTAAGCAGCAGCGTTGGCAAGTGCAGATCTATGGCTATCTGCTAGCGCAGAATGGTCACACAGTCAACACTGTCAACCTAGTTGCTATAGCTCGTGATGGTGCTGAGAAGGATGTCAAGGTTCACTCAGAAGCCTATGATGAAGATGTTGCACTAGAGGCTTTAGAGTGGTTAACTGAAGTCAAGGCAATGGAGTCAGCTCCAGAACCTGAGAAGGATGAATCCTTCTGCAAGCACTACTGTCAGTACTATGACGCATCAGGTCAGATGGGTTGTGTTGGCTTAAAAAAAGAACATATCGTCCTGAGTGAAGTAGTCATTGAGGATGAAGAAGTTGACAAGCACGCACTGCATTACTTACAGTTGGATAGCAAGATCAAAGAGCTAGAAAAAGAAAAGGATTCTTTGAAAGCATCTTTCGAGGGAACCATTGGCGTTACTGCTAGTGGTATTGAAATCAGTTGGACAAAGGTCAAGGGTCGTGAGACAGTTGACAAAGATAAAGTAAAAGAACTTATTGGTTTTGTCCCAGTAAGTATAGGCGAGGAAACTGCAAGACTAAACATCAAACCAAGTGGAGGAAAGTAAATGGCTACAGAAGGAACAAAGTTCCAGGTTAACTACAAGTTATCTGATGGAACACTCATCAATCTTTATGCTGCATCAGTTACAGAACTAGAAGCAGGACTAGCAGATCTTGCTATGAACGCACTTAACATTAAAGCAACCGGTGTCGAGCTAGGTGCTAGCACAGCAACACCAGCACCAACAGTTGCATCAGTAGCAGCGCAGTTCAATGCAACACCTGTTACTCAAGATCAACCTGCTAGTGCAGGCAATGTCTGTCGTCACGGAGTGATGGCATTTCGTGAAGGCACATCTAGCAAGGGACCTTGGAAGGGCTATATGTGTGCTGCACCAAAGGGTGCAACAGACAAGTGCGACACTATCTGGGTTCGATGATCGGTGCGCGAGCCTCGGTTCTATGAGGACCCTGCTTGCGCTTCAGTAGGTGGCGACTTCTGGTTTCCTGAAAAGGAAGTTGGAAGTAATAACACTACCGAAATGGTAATGGCTAAATCAATCTGTAGAAGATGTCCACATCAGTCAGAATGTGCTGAGTGGGGAATACAGAATGAAAGTCACGGCATTTGGGGAGGAATCGCTGAAGGCGAACGCAGGATAATTAGACGTAAACGACGGATAGTATTAAAGGGGGAAGGCGTTGCTTGACTTATCACGTGCCTGGAGTGGAGTGCTTACCAAAGCAACACCGCTTCCTGACGTGTGGCAGGCGCTATCACTCAAGCAGATTAAGTTCCGGCGAGGACAAGTCTGTATGGTAGCTGCTGCACCTAACGCTGGTAAGTCTATGTTCGCTCTTGTCTATGCGATGAAGGCAGATGTACCAACACTGTTCTTCTCAGCAGATACTGATACTACAACTGTGATGATGAGAGCAGCATCTGTTGCCTCTGGTCACTCACAGATATCGGTGGAGTCAAACTTATCTAAGGATAAGCACTACTACGATAAACACTTTGGAAAACTAGAACATATCAAATGGGTCTTTGATTCTTCACCATCACTAGACGATATCGAGTTAGAGATCAGGGCATATGTAGAACTCTATGGCAAGGCTCCAGAGTTAATTGTTATAGACAACTTAATGAACGTTGCAGCAGAGACTGACAATGAGTGGGCTGGCTTACGTGCGATAATGATGGAACTCCACGATATGGCACGTAAGACCGAAGCCTGCGTACTTGTGCTACACCACGTATCTGAGCA